TCTTGTCCTTTTCTTGTTAATAAAATAAATGATTATTGTAAGCCAACTTGATTGTTTTATTTTTAGCCCAATATGGTTTTATGTTTTTAGTATGAAACCATTTAGCGCCTTTTGTTGGATCATCTATCCTTTTTTCTAAAATCGCTTTTGCAAGCGGTTCTAAATAAGCTATTTGCGTTTGTGTAGGCATACCATAATCCAAAAATTGGTATTGCCTAGGTTGTTTAATTATTTCACAAATAGTTTTCGGATAACTTGGATCGGCTTTGCGGTTAATTGCAGTATAAGCAGTTGCAACCATGCCCATATTGCCTTCACCCCTTGCTTCACCCCACATAAGAGCTTGTAAGCATAAAATTTCATTTAACATCTTCTTTCCTAAAATGTTACTGATACAGACGGCTCATCTAACCAGCGATGTTGATTTAAATAAGTTGCTGGATTTGGGATAAACTGTCCACCCTTCTCAAACCATTGCTTGCTTTGTTTCTGCCAAGCTAATGCTTTAAGAACATCTTGTAAATTAGGTCTTGTCTTATTCCAAGATTTTCTTGCTGCTTCTTTTCCCGTTTTCTTTGGAAACTCTTGCCAAAATATATCAAAATCGGATGATATATCTATATGGTTATTAGTTATTGGTTCTTGGTTATTAGTTATTAGTTGGTTGAACGCCCGTTGAACGAGCGTTGAACGCCCGTTGGAATTAGCCCGTTTCTCGGCACTCTTACGCCCGGCTTTAGCGGCTAAATCTATTCTATCGTGATAGAATTTAATCTCATCATCACACCTTCTTTGAATAAAACCACCTTCAGTTTCCACAAAGAAATCTTTAAGCACATTTTTAATAGCCTTCTTTTCATCTTCTGTCCTCGCTGAAAGTAATCGGAATATTTTGTCTATATCTAATGGAAGTGGGTCTTCATTTAGATAATATTGATCTAATAGTTGATGATAACAACCATGTTCGAGCAAGGTTAGATGCCCTGTATCAGCTCTGTAGTCTGATATATTATGTTGATAGTAGTGCAATTAGTTTCCTTTCTATTATCTTGTCTTTTTTATTATTAACTAATTTTTAGGGTTCGTGCAAGTATTTTTTAATCTTTTCTAACCCATCCTCAAATCCAAAGGCGACTTCCGCACCATAACCCATTGATTCTGCTAGATTTAAGAAGTCTTCTTGATTTTGTTGTAATTTAGCACTTTTATCTTTTTTCATCTCTAAAAATAACCCATGCTTGCCATTGGATGGGATCATTAAAAATAGGTCTGAAACGCCTGCAGTAACCCCTTCTTGCTTTAATTTAATGGCAGTGCCTATGTGCCTAGCCCCACCATTTGGTATGGCAAACAGGCATTTTGCCATTAATGGGTATTGAAGTCTAAACCATTTGATAAGCAAAGACTGTGCCAAATGTTCTTTATTTTGCATTTGTTACAATTTGTTACAATTACAGCTTCCATTTGTTACAATTTGTTACAATTGATTACAAATAATTACAATTTGCTAATAATTGATTAACAACCTATTGATAAAATATAAGTATAAGGCAATTTGTCTTATATGTAGTAATTGATCTATAACAACTAAAAGGAAACTATTATGGAAACTAAAAAAAGATCATTTTTTGGATCATCAGGAATGTATTGGCGATTTGATAATGACATAAGGGTAATTATAAAATTCTTTGAAAAAGAAAAACAACCTTATAATTTATGGATGTTCCCATTCGATGCTGATTCTAAAGAAGCAAAAGAATTTGAAATTGAATATTACACCCCACAAGTTGAAGGTCGTGTTTATCTTGGAAGATGTGATTTTGATAAGTAGTTGAATTAAGGGTGGGGGTGTCTGAAGCGCCCCCTTTTTATTGTTACAATTTGTTACAATTTTTATTGTTTAAAAGCTTGTAATAATTATTGATAGGTATATATTAACACCTAGCAACACATTTTTAACGAAACTTAAAGGAAACTAAAATGTCATACGAAAATAGAAAAGGAACATTAATTTTAAAAGTTACAAGAGCTAGAGCGCAAGCATTAGCCGCAACACTTCCAGCTTTAATTGAAATGCGTAAAGCTTTAAGCGCATTAGAAACTCCTGAAGAAAAAAATCCCTTAACTGCACATCTTTTAAATCTTGTTTTGCAAGATGTTCAAGATTATTTAATTGAGGTTGATATGGGCGAGCCAACTCAATGGGATAATGAAAAGGAACAATGGTTAAAAATAAGAAAAGAAAAAGAAGCCGCATAATGAGCAAACTATTTACCGCACTATTAATCGCACTCCCGATCATGGCAATCGGGGGTGAATCACCGAAGCTTTGCTATAATTGGGTTGAAGATAAATATAACTACGCTCCTAAAGATGCCAAGCTTAAATATAATTGGACTGCCGACAAATACGAATTTGTTGCACCAAATTCAAAACTCAAGCATAATTCGCAAAGTGGTAATTATGAGTATGTTCAAACACAGATTGATCCCTATAAATCAGAAATTGAATAAGAAAGGAAAAGACAAAATGAAAAAAGACTTAATTCTCGGTTGTATCTTCGCAACGGCATTTTGGGCTTGGTTTGCTATCTGCCTTTATGTCTTAACTCCAATGGTCTTTGAATGGTTGGGTAAATAAATGTTGCCAAATCAAGAAGATAAGGATAAAATGGCGGTGAATCAACAAGTTACGGGGGCAAATATGTCTAACCAAGAACGAGAGTTTCAACACAAGATTCATATTCAAACTATGATTAATTCTGATCCTGATTTTTTAGAATTAGAACCTCATATCTCTTTGCAAGAACTAATTGAACATCATATTACTTTTAATGTTGAAGTTTTTTCAGATTTTTATGATGAAATTGAACTTCAAAACCAAGTAAAAAATATTCTTTATGATGGTAAAGATGATAAAATTGGTCGCATTAAAGATTTATACGATGCTGAAATTAAAAGACTTGCAAAGTTTATTGCCGAGAATCACGAAACAAATACTTTTGCTCGGTGGGCATATAATGATACAATTAACCATGTAATTTAACGAAACTTTTTAGGACAAGATAAGATGAAAACATCCGAAAGCATTAAACAAATAGCTGAAGCTTTAGTAGCGGCGCAAAAAGAGATTAAGTTTGCGACTAAAGATTCTACCAATCCTCACTTTAAATCTAAATACGCTAACATTAATTCAGTTATTGAAGCGGTTAAAGCCCCTCTCAATAATAATAATATTGCTATTTTGCAATCATTAAGCCCATCAGACGACAATAAACTCCATCTTACAACCCGTTTACTCCATAGTTCAGGCGAATGGATTGAGGATACTGCCGTCTGTCCTATTCAAAAACAAGACCCGCAAGGACTTGGCAGCGCTATTAGTTACATTCGCAGATATTCTATTTCAAGTATGTGTGCTTTATATGCTGACGATGATGATGGTCAATCAGCCGCACTAAACGCAGCAGATTATCTTCAAAAAATTCAGCATTCACAAACTTTAGAAGAACTACAAGTTAATTATAATTTTGTCATGGGTGAAGTTAAAAATGATCGCACTTTATCTAAAATGGTGATTGATGCTAAAGATAAAAGAAAGGCGGAACTATGATAGACGATCCTATAATTCGCAATCTTTATGGATATCCCATTAAAACAAGTGCTAAAGAACTTATGCAAGCTGAAGCAAGGCGAACTAAAGTTGAAGCTTTAAAACGATTTCTAGGTGAAAAGTATTTATTAGCACCTTTAACCAAGAAACTAGATAAACCAATTAAATAGGAACTTAAATGGACAGAATAATAAGAGATATTGTTCAGGGCAGTCCTGAATGGATGGCACTTCGGGTCGGTAAAATAGGCGGCTCACGAGTTGCTGATCTTCTAACTGAAGGTCGTGGTGGCGCTGAATCTTTAACCCGTAGAAAGTATAAAAATGAATTAATCAGGGAAAGATTAACAGGGCGTAAATTAGATACCTATAAAACGCCCGCAATGCAACGCGGGATTGATTTAGAGCCGATGGCTAGGGCTTGGTATGAAGTTCATTATAATACCTTTGTCGATCAAGTAGCCATTGTTTTGCACCCTACAGTTGTAGGGGGTCAATGTAGCCCGGATGGTATTGTTGAAGCTACTAATTCGTTAATCGAAATCAAGATACCTAATCCCGAAAACCACTTGGATAACATCCTAACTGAAGGTAAACAATTAGAACAATATTATGACCAGGTTATGTGGCAATTATCTTGTATGCCTGAAAAAGAATTTTGCGACCTCGTGTCATTTGATCCCGAAATGCCGGATCATCTAAAGGGGTATGTAAAGCGTATTTATCGTGATGATGAATATATTAAAAACATGGAAGACAAAGTGACTTTGTTCTTACAGGAAATAGAAACTATTGTTAATAACTTAAAGGAAATATAAGATGGCAATCACCCATGACTTAATAGCAAAAACAGGCGAATACACTAACGCTAATGGCGAAACAAAAGCCCGGTGGCAAAAGGTAGGCGTTGCAATGTCTAATAAACAAGGTGGCACTTCACT